TCCAAGGTTTGATCATGGAGTGAAACGCCGGGGTTCCAGTAGTGCTACGCATGGGGCCAGTAAGACCTATGGCCGTAGCAACACGTTTAAACGAAGGCCCATGTCCTGCTGCAACCCCGACCGCCGCATGAACCAATTCATGGGCAAGCACTTCAACCACCTTGATCGGATCATCCAATTCAGGATGGACGAAGATCTCACAGTGTGCGTCTTTACTACTTGACGCTGCGTGACATTCTCCGAGGCGCATGTTGCGACCCTTGGAGCGTGTTGCACCAGTGCAGGGGAAACCGCAAGTTACTCTGAACGAAGGGAGGGGAACCCCCTCAATCGCGAATAAGGGAGCGATCTCTTGGCTCATCTGCAAAAGCCAGTCTTCGCGTGTTTCAAATTTGGGAATCATAAAGCCTCCAATAAAGTGTGTGAAAACAGATTTTAAAACACGTTTAAACTTGTGTCAACTCATCAGGAATTTCTATGCTTTCGCCGAATTTGCTAGCGACAAAGCACCGCATAGCCGCAATGAGAGGTGTTGGGCCTTCTTCAAAAAAGGTTGTGTCGTGCGCCCAAATGTTGGCAGTCCATCCTCCGCGCCCATCTTCAAAACTCTTGCGGATTGCAATGCCTTCACGCTCAATGATTGGCCCTGCAAGCGACCAATCGGTTGAGTATTCCGGCCCACGCCATACGGCGCCGTAGAGGTTGTCCACCTCTACAAAATCAGCCTCGTTCAGTCCTTCACACTTCGCCACTGCCCAATCAAGAGCGATACCCGATAAATCAGTGATGTTTACTTTGAGAGCGTCTCGGGCGGTCTTGTTGAAAGTGCAACCGTCTACTGAGTTGTCAACGATAAACTGCAAAGCCGTTTGCATGGCCTGATTCACCTCATGCAATCGGCGCAGTTCAGCGGCTATGTACGGCGCAAGGTAAAGCTTCGCATTTACTGGATCTTCTAATTGTGCAGCGAGGCGTAGTGCTTCGGGCATGTTATTCATTTCAAAACCTCCTGTTAAAGCCCCCGAAGGGGCGGGGTATTTAAGCGTTTTCGTAAAGCCTCTTTTGGTTTTGATCCATCTCATGCGCCATGTTTTCAAGGATCGTGCGTAAAGCTTCAAAGCTGCTAGCATTGCGCGAGGCGGAGAGCATTGAATTTATGCAATGACTTTGCATGTTCGCAAGCTTGTTAAGGCGATACAAAGCTAAACGTGTTTCTTTTGTGTCCATCATGTTATTCATTTCAGAACCTCCAGTTAACCGGGAGCGAGCCGGGATTAGCCTCATCAGTAAGGGAGCAACCCTTAGACCCCCGAAGGGGTTTCGGCATCAATCCATATTGGCAATGATTGCTTGAAGGTCTTCCATAGAGATAAAACCATCTTCAATCAACCGATCAAGCAGTGCAGCATGATCGTGATGGTGTAGCCCCATAGCCTCAAGATCGCTATAGTTCTTGGGCGTGGTTGGTTCGCTGAAATGCTCCATCATCTGAGCGGTTTCCGGGTGCAGCGATCCGCCTATCCCCCGGATATAAATCCAACCGACAAGGGATCGGGGATCAGCTACATGCTGAAACACTGTGCCAGATTTGATAACAGGAACCGCATCAATCCCGTATCGTTTGCGCTTGTCAAAGCCTTTATTGATGATGTCTGTGGTGGTGCGACGAAAGTTTTTCATGGTTAAAGCCTCCAGAAAATCGGGGAAAAGCGCCCCCGGGCGCATAGGTTAGATAACGAAGCCCGAATAGTCAGTCTTAGCGTTGCCTTTGGCGTACAAGCCGACTACAACCCCTTGAGGGTCTAAATGGCGGATATCGGAATTATCACCGTCAACTACGGTCATGCCATCAAACGATGAAGGAATAGCATCACGTGAGCGGAAAACCATTGCAATCCGCATACCCTGAGATTTAGCCTTAAACATGATTGGTTGATACTCAGCAACCCCGGAACCGCTAAAGGTCAGATCATAGTTAGCCGGGATACCCTTGCGATTAGGGATTTTTGTGTAGTCATAGAAAATCGTGCCGGGATAAGCTTGCGGAATACCGAATAGTTCCCACCGGATATCGCTAGTGCCATTGAGGCGGATAAGCAATTGAGCACCATACTTGCGGACAAGCTTGGGGATCTCTTTGTGTAGCAAAGCAATAAACTCGGATTGGTACTGAAGGAAAAACAAGGTTTTACGAAGCCTTGCCATAAAGACCGAGCGAAACGCACCTCTACCCGCTGAAGCAAGGCAAGCTTCGTCACACTTAGCAAGCTTCGCCATAGCGCACAGATTGACCCCTGAAATATCCGCCGGGGATAGGTAAAGTATCGCCGTATAGAACCCCATAGCTTGACCTTTAACGGTCTTAGCATTGCTATCCACGCCGAGTAAGGCTTTAGGCTTGGAAGAGAAAAACTTAGTCCAACGTGGGGAAGATTCAATCTCAGCACGAAGATCGGGGGATAAGCCTGAAAGGTCAAAGATGATAGACATGAGAGCTACTCCAGAAAAGTAAGGGATAAATTACTCAGGGATATGCATGGCGGAATCAATCTCTTCCTGCGTAGGATCATTCAACGCGTGCCATTCAAGCCATCCATATTTAGGATTGCGAACACAAACGTCATAAATCCAGATATCAGCATGAGGCGATTTGAAGACCACAACCTGACCTTCAAACTGTGGCTTGATTGGTGCATTAGTACCCATTTGTTTAACTCCCGGTTATTCAGACGCGGAATGCATCTGCCATGTCCCGAACTATACGCATCATGTTTAAACGTGTCAAATCAAGATCAAATCATCATGCAAGATCATGTAACCCATTGATTTCACAATGGAAATAAGTTGACTAGATTGTGGGGATATTGTAGGTTTCCCCTATGAAAGCGGGATCAGCCGGGATAAGATCCGGCACTAATCAGATACCTACCTTGTACCCTATGAAACGTCTAAGCAGAAAGCAAGTAGAAAGCACCCTAGATTATGTGCCAATGGGAGCACTATTAATGGGCAATGCTCATAGGGAGCTAACCCATAAACAAAAGGTCTTCGCTAGAGAATTGGCATTAGGGAATACGGGGGCAGAAGCCTATAGGAAAGCATATAACACCAAGGGTAGTGCAAAGACCCAAGGTGATAACGCAAGTAAGCTTAAAAGAAACACCCGAATTGCAACTGAAACAAATCGGCAAAAGGCGATTATTGAGGCGAGGAAACAGCGAACCCCAGAGGAACTAAGGGTATGGATTATAGAACAACTAAAGGTTGAAGCCAATGACCAAGACAATCCGCCCTCTGTACGTATCAACGCTCTACAGATGCTTGGCAAGGTTACAGAAGTTGCAGCATTTACTGAGCGCAAGGAACGTGTTGTTATTCATTCTAGCCTAGATCTCCGAGAGCGTATAGAGCAATCAATCAAGGATCTCACGATAGACGCTGAGGATGTGGATGCACTGAGTCTAGAGCATGAGTTGCGTTTAAACGATACGTCAATTGTCACTGAGATGACAGAGTGTTTAAACGTAGATGCTCCCCTAGAGGAAAATGGGGGATATGCAGACCCCACCGGGGAGGGGGAGGGGCAAAGTGACGGGGTGCAGGGGGCCAGCCCTATGCACAATATTCCACCTAAACATTCACCTCCTTTTTCCGCTACCCCACCCCCTTCCAAAATGGACCCTATAGATATCGCATTCCGAGATTTGCAAGACCCCCCGGGAGGCTCTAGATGACTCCCAGACAGCTAGAGGTATTTTTTGTGATAGATGAGTGGTGGAAGAAGTATGGTTTCTCACCAAGCATAGATGACATCATGATGGTGCTAGGTGCTAAAGGCAGAGGCAACATCCACCGGATATGTAATCGGTTGGTAGAGATGGGTGCGATCAGGCAACAGAAAGGCAAGCAAAGGACGTTAAGGCCGCAAGGGGTGAAGTTTAGGAAGATCCAGACATGAACTTGGATCTTGTATTGAAGAAGCTGCCTCATTTGCCGATAGAAAAGCAAGCTGAGGTCTTAAAGCTCTTAGATGAATATAAAGGTGCTAGAGATAGGGAGAAGAGCCAGAACAGCTTTCTTCACTATGTAAGGAAGATGTGGCCGGGATTTATTGCAGGACGGCACCATAAGTTAATGGCAGATAAGTTTGAACGGATAGCTAAGGGTGAGTTAAGACGGGTCATTATTAACATGCCTCCTAGACACACTAAAAGCGAGTTTGCTTCGTTTTTATTGCCTAGTTGGTTCTTAGGTAGGTTCCCGGAAAAAAAGGTCATACAGACCTCTCATACGGCTGAGTTAGCGGTTGGGTTTGGTAGGAAGGTTAGGAACCTAGTCGGCGCGGACGTGTATAAGGAAGTCTTCCCTAATGTTGGGTTACAAGCGGATAGTAAGGCTGCTGGGAGATGGAGTACCAATCATGGTGGGGAGTACTTTGCTATTGGGGTGGGTGGTGCTGTAACGGGTAAGGGTGCGGATCTTCTTATTATTGATGACCCTCATTCGGAGCAGGAGGCTAAGTTAGCCATGACTGATCCCGGCATATTTGATTCGGTGTATGAGTGGTACACGTCAGGCCCAAGGCAGAGGCTCCAGCCGGGAGGGGCTATTGTCATTGTCATGACAAGATGGTCCACCAAAGATTTAACTGGCAGGATCTTAAAGTCATCCATTGAAGATGAAAAAGTCAATGAGTGGGAAATCATTGAACTTCCGGCACTATTACCTAGTGGTAATCCGTTATGGCCTGAGTTCTGGCCGATAGAAGAACTTGAGGCGTTAAAAGCTGAACTACCAGTCAGTAAGTGGAATGCCCAGTATCAGCAAAAGCCTACTTCTGAAGAAGGTGCCATCATTAAAAGAGAATGGTGGAAGATGTGGGAAGGTGATAGACCGCCTTCTTGTGAGTTCATCATTCAGAGTTGGGATACGGCTTTTACAAAGAGTAATCGTTCAGACTTCTCCGCGTGTACGACGTGGGGGGTGTTTCATCCTGATGAGGGTCCAGATGCTCATGTGATCCTACTGGATGCGTTTAAAGAGCGTCTGGAGTTTCCTGATTTAAAGCGCAAAGCCTTTGAGATGTGGAAGGATTGGGAGCCAGATGCCTTTGTGGTGGAAGCTAAAGCGGCTGGTGCGCCGCTTGTTTATGAGCTAAGGCAAATGGGGATTCCTGTTCAAGAGTTCACACCATCACGGGGAAATGATAAAGTGGTGCGTGTAAACGCTGTCTCTGACCTGTTCTCCTCTGGAAAAGTCTGGGCACCACGTAAACGGTGGGCCGAAGAAGTGATGGAGGAGATTGCAGGTTTTCCTTATTCGGACAATGACGACTTGACGGACTCCACAACACAGGCGCTGATTCGGTTTAGAAAAGGTGGGTTTGTACGTCTTCAGACCGATGAACCCGACGATCCCGTCTACTTTAGAAGAAAGGTGGGGTATTACTGATGATGGATAAAGCCCTATCCCCGGTGGTTATTGAGATTGAAGATCCTGAAGAGGTGACAATTGAGACCGAAGACTTTGCTTTGACAATCGGCAAAGAAGAACCAGAGGAAGCGTTTGACGACAATCTTGCCGAATACATGGATGAGAGAGAGCTACAGCATATAGCCTCTGACCTGATCCGAGATATTGAGGAAGATGAGACAAGTCGGAAAGAATGGATTAAGACCTATGTAGATGGTTTAAACCTTCTAGGACTTAAGTATGAGGAAAGAACTGAGCCGTGGCCCGGAGCCTGTGGGGTGTTCTATCCTATTCTTTCAGAAGCTGCGGTGCGGTTCCAAAGTGAATCCATCATGGAGCAGTTTCCTGCTGCTGGTCCGGTTAAAACTCAAATCGTCGGCAAAATAACGCCTGAGAAGACTTCGGCTGCGGATAGGGTTCAGGAAGATATGAACTGGCGTCTGACAGAACAGATGCCTGAATACAGGCCAGAGCATGAAAAGCTGCTGTGGTCTTTGGCACTAGCCGGATCTGCTTTTAAAAAGATCTACTTTGATCCTTCATTAGGACGGCAAGTAGCTGTTTTTGTTCCGGCTGAGGATATTATCGTTCCTTACGGGATCAGTTCGCTAGAAAACTCCCCGCGTGTAACCCATGTCATGCGGAAAACAGAGAACGATGTCAAGAAATTAATGGCATCAGGGTTCTATAGAGACGTGGATTTGCCCGAACCACAGAATGTTTTAGATGATGTGGAGAAGAAAAAGGCCGAAGAGATGGGCATGACGGCCACGATGGATCACCGATACAAGATATTTGAGGTTCATGCTGACCTAGATCTTCCAGGATATGAGGATACAGACGACGACGGAGAGCCAACAGGCATCGCTTTACCTTATGTGGTGACCATAGATAAGCAAAGTAATACCGTTTTATCCATCCGAAGGAACTATTACGAAGAAGATCCGCTGAAATTAAAGCGTCAGCACTTCGTTCACTACATCTATGTCCCCGGATTTGGGTTCTATGGGTTTGGTTTGATCCATTTAGTGGGTGCATTTGCTAAATCTGGCACGTCTTTAATTAGACAACTGGTAGATGCGGGTACGTTAAGCAACCTTCCGGGTGGTTTAAAGACCCGTGGGCTGCGAGTTAAGGGTGATGACACCCCGATTAGCCCGGGAGAGTTCCGGGATGTGGACGTTCCTTCAGGAGCGATCAAGGACAACATCCTTCCTTTACCCTACAAAGAGCCAAGTCAGGTCTTATTTACCTTATTACAGACGATTGTTCAGGAAGGAAGACGATTTGCTGCTACGGCAGACATGCAAATCTCTGATTTGTCTGCAAATACCCCGGTTGGAACGACCTTAGCGGTCCTAGAAAGGACGTTAAAGGTGATGTCGGCGGTGCAAGCCCGTCTCCATTACTCCATGCGGCAGGAATTTAAGCTACTTGCCGCGATTATCCGGGACTACGCCCCTGAAGAGTACAACTATGACGTGGATTCTCCCTTTGGGAGGATGATTAAACAGGCTGATTACGACATGGTGGACGTTATCCCCGTGTCTGACCCCAATGCGACGACGATGGCGCAGCGGATTGTCCAGTATCAGGCTGTTTTACAACTATCTGCTCAGGCACCTCAGATCTATGACATGCCAAAACTCCATGCAAGGATGCTGGATGTCATAGGTATTAAGGATATCGGTGATCTTATCCCTGCGGCTAAGGAAGAAAAGCCACAAGACCCTGTGTCAGAGAACATGGCTGTCTTAAATATGAAGCCTGTAAAGGCTTTCATGTACCAGGATCATGAAGCACATATGGCAGTCCATATGACAGCTATGCAAGACCCTGTATTAAGGGCCACGTTAGGCCAGAACCCACAAGCTCAGGCTATGTTTGGTGCCATGATGGCTCACATTAATGAGCATCTAGGGTTCTTGTATAGGCGTCAAATGGAAGAAACCCTTGGGGTTCCCTTACCCCCGCCGGGAGAGCCGTTGCCGCAGAGCATGGAAGTAGAGTTATCACGTTTAGTTGCTAAAGCTTCCCAGCAACTACTTCAGAAACACATGGCACAGGCTCAACAACAACAAGCCCAGCAGCAGCAGCAAGATCCTATCTTCCAGCAGCAACAGATGGAACTTCAGCTTAAACAAGGTGAGCTACAGCTTAAACAGCAAAAGACACAAGCTGATATTCAGTTACGCACTCAGGCTGAACAAAACAAAGACACCCGCGAGCGGGAGAGGATTGAGGCACAAGAAAGAATTGCCTCAGCTCAAATACAAGCGAAGCTATTGGAGAAGGCTGCTGACGCCCAGAGGATGCCATGACATTTGCCGATGCACTCAATTTAGAAATACTAAAGCAAGTCAAGTACTTATCAGAGACGCTTTCGCAAGGAAGCATCAGGTCTTTTGATGAGTACAAACACGTTTGCGGTCAGATTCAAGGTCTTTTGACTGCAAACGAAATTATCAAAGACCTTGCAGAAAGGATTGAGGATGAGTGAAGAGGTACAAGCGTTCCCAGAGGAGAAAGCCAAGCAACTGCCAGACCCGCAGGGGTATAGGATGCTATGTGCAATCCCCGAAGTGGAAGACAAGTTTGAGAACGGCCTTTTAAAACCAGACAGTCTTCAGAAGATTGAAGAGTTCAGCACCGTCATTTTGTTTGTCATCAAGATGGGGCCGGATTGTTATTTGGATAAAACCCGTTTCCCAAATGGTCCGTGGTGCAAAGAAGGCGACTTTATTATGGTCCGCGCTTATTCAGGCACCCGATTCAAAATTCACGGCAGAGAGTTTCGTTTAATTAACGACGACTCAGTAGAAGCTGTTGTGCAAGATCCCCGTGGGATTACTAGAGCTTAGGAGTTTATATGAGCGAAGAAAATCAAGAAGTAGAAATTCAAGTCGAGGACGATACACCCCCGGAGGATAGGGGACGAACACCTATCAAGAATCCGGATATACCCGACGATGAGATTGCGAAGTATTCGGACGACGTTCAACAAAGGATCAAACATTTA